TCCACGACTTGTATAATTCATAATCACCTTTAAAAAAAATTGGAGCGGGGTAAGAGAATCGAACTCTCAGCATTAGCTTGGAAGGCTAAGGTATTACCACTATACGAACCCCGCAAATTGGTCGGTGTGACACGATTCGAACATGCGACCACCTGGTCCCAAACCAGGAGCTCTACCAGGCTGAGCTACACACCGTAAAAACATATTGTAACAACTTTTTTGTCAGTTGTCAACCGTATACTTTTGTTTTAAATAACCTTCTAGTATTGGGTTGCCTAGCATTCAGCTTTATCAATGCTGTGCTCGAGCTTGATCATCTAGAAGGTATAGTAAAGTTTATTGGTTTTTGGTTTCGAACAGCCCTGTCAATGGGGCCCAACGTCTTCACGTTACTGATTCGTCCAATAGACTTTACTATATCGGATTTTTTTATCTACAAGAAGATAAGCCATCCCCGATACCGCCCGTTTAAGCTATTTATAGTGTGCCAGGGACCTCGTTTCCCTTTTCACTGTTGTTAACGAATCTTGTACTCAACTAACTGTTTGGCTAATTTTTCCATAGCCATTAAATGAGCCTCTGCCCGTTTAACTTTATCTTCCATCAACTTCAATCTCTGCTCTGGTGTTAAAATGAAACCAGGAACGAACTGTTGATGATTTTGCTTTTGTTCTAACATCATTGCTTCCTTAAAGTAAAAAGCCCCGGAGTTTTTAGTTCCAGGGCCTTAGTTAATATACTTGTGTGAAATATTTTAACTGAGACCCCCAACTGGTTCACGGTCACTATTAATCTGCGCATTAAACATAGACCAATAGGCTGACACGCCTAGTGATAGCGTTTGGGGTTTGCATAAATGATTAATAGTGTGTTTCATAATAAATCTATTGTAGTTTATTTATCTTCTGTTGTCAATTACTTTGGATAAATTACATTACTTCGTATTCATCTTTACCGCAGCCACATTCAGGACACAAGAAGTCTTCGGCTAGATCTTCCCAAGCACCTTCAGTGGCTTCATCGTGGACATGTCCACATACTACGCATACGTGTTCTGGTTTCATTATAGTGCCTCCAACTTTGCTTGATATGCTTCTGCATGACGTTTTTCAATTTTGGCCAATGCTGCAAAACGCTTTTCTGCTTTTTCTAGAACTGCCGCAAATTGTTCTGCGTGCTCTTTTGATTCTTTAATTTGAAGATTTGCTTCTACTGCAGCACTAACATCTCCTTCGAGTTCGGCTTGTGCTTTAAACTCAGGATACATTGTAGTGAACTCATAAGTTTCACCTTCAATTGCTTTTTGCAAACATTCAGCAGTGGAGGGCTTGCCAATCAGCAATTCCAGATGTCCCCATGCATGCAGCAATTCTTGATCGGCAGTATGCTCAAAATGTTGTGCAATATCTTCATGCCCTGCTTCGCGGGCAATTTTCGCAAAATAGCGATATTTGGTGTGAGCTTGTGACTCTCCAGCAAACGCCGCTTCTAAGTTCTTAATAGTTACGCTCATTTGTTTTTCCTTTATTTGATTGTTATCTCAGTGTTTCTACTGATATATTTACCTATTTTAACGCAGGATCCACAGTTTTGTCAATGGTTTTCAATTCTTCTTCGGTAGCAAATCTGCCAGGTGTAGTTGAATGCCAACTGTTAAACCATCCCAATGGTTTCCAAAAACGATGTAGAATATTATTGATTAACACAATAAGAACCACTGCTACAAGAATTGCTAACCCGGTCAAAATACTCCCAGCTAAAATGTTTGCGGCATTGTCGATATCCATTTTGATTCCTTGAAAAAAGTTAAGTGGTGCGCCGAGAGGGATTTGAACCCCCGACCAAGGGATTATGAGTCCCCTGCTCTAAACCACTGAGCTATCAGCGCAAGTTTTATATTATACTAGTGTTTTAGTAACGTGTCAACGTCTTTGGCGAACAGCACCGGGAGATTTTATTGGGACTCGTGGCTGTCTTGTTGGCCGAGCAGATTTCTCATCTTCACTTGGTGTGATAAAACCAGAGTTGGCATCTATAAATTCAGCATCACCAGATTGTTGTGCTTTTGCCCGTAATGCCAACCGTTCAGGGTCTGTTGCAAATTTAGCAGCATATTCTTTGGCTCGTTTGCTTTTTCCCAATGGACCATAATAAATGCTGGGGCTACACTTAGCAGCTCCGCGTTTCATGGTCATAGGTTCAAGAAAACGCACAATTGATTCGTCCCATTCCGGTTTATAATCATTCTTTAACGATTTACCCGGAGGTTCAACTACAGTATTATGATAGAGATCAATTATGCCTTTGACACCCATAATAATCTTGTATTCTTGTACACTACTGTTAAACAAAATAAAACCATCGTTGCCTTTACCGATTGCGTATTCCAACAAGGCCATGGTACCTTGTTCTTTAGCAATACCTTTGGCATTTAGATCAATTATGTTCTTTAAAATATTCCTAACTGACTGTCTGAAATTGAATTCAGGTAATGTAGTAGCAGAAGGAAAAGATTGTGTCATCATGTAGGTAAGTAGACCAATTGCTGATCCTTTTTTACGATTTTCAATTTTGTTTAAAAAATCACGCAACGACACTAACTTACTACTACGGAAATCAGAGTTAGCCCACAGATTTTTTTCTACAGGGGGTAAATTTGGAAAGTATTTGTTTAAGTACTCATCGCCTTTTCCCCGTAAATTGTCTCCGCTGAGTTCGCCAGTGCTGTCTAACCATGCAGAACTTTCGCTGGCACTGGGATTTTTTCCACCAGTATCAATTGTAAGAGATCCAGCTTTTACTTCAAATTTTATATCTTTTTCATCAATTTTGATTTTTAAGTCACCACCTTCGTTAGCATCAGGTTTACGTGCTCCGCCCATGATGGCCAACATGGCTTCAAAGGGTCCAGTGGCACCACGTTGTCCGGTACTTAAACTGATGTCTAATAAGGTATCTTTAATACTTTGAAAAATTTTATTAATAGTCTTATCGTTTGCATCAACCACAGTATCCAATGTTCCATGTCCGTTACGAATCATTGACTTGATATCCATTGCTTGACCAAGAAGACATTTATCTAAAAATTTAGTTCTTTCTTTTAAACTAATTTCAGCGGTAAACATACCAACAAGATTACGGGCCCAAATTGGCTTAACGCCAAAACGGTCAACAAACTTCATGGCGTTGTCTTCAATCTCTTTGGTAAGTTTAGCAAATTGTCCTTGTGCGTTAAGTTGAATACCTTTGATTGCCGCAGTGGCAGCTTTTTGCACTTCGGGATTTTTCCTTCGTTTGATAGTTTCTGTTAAACTACGTGCGTCAGACAGTAGCATAGATAATTTAGCCGGGTCAATGCCTACTGTAGGAGCTTTTGACATAATAACCGAGTACAATGCATCAATTTCTGTGTCTGCGTATTTTTCAATAAAAGACTTATTGCTCTTGGCACCCGAATACTGAACAACTGCTTCCTGTAGGCCTGGCAAATCTGCAGCCAGTTTTAAAATATCGCCAGTGGTGTCAAAAATTTGATCAATAAACCCACGTAATGCTGAGTCAGCTGGCAATTCATGTTGTACTTTTAACAAATACTTTAAGTCAGCGCCAAAACCAGTAACTGCAGGTGCTTGTGCAAATTCTACTAAATTAATTAAATCTCTCATCATTTAGTATTTAGTTCGTAATCTGATATAAGTTACGGTCAAACCACTGTACTACTATGTCTTCTAATCTAGCATATCCGTATTTGTTAACACTTGCAATTAAACGGTCATTGATAAGTCGACGTTCTGCAAGATCATACCAACTTAAATCTTCGGTTATAGGTGGGTTTTCTGTAGCGTAAACTCCGGCATATAGCCAGGGTGTATTTTCTTTGCGATAAAAGTAAGCGTCTCTACAATCAAATCCACTAACGGCCAACATATATATTAAATTCAGTAGGTTATAACTAAAATATTGGTGACTGTGTATTGATACTATTAATCGATTATTGTGCACATAAGTAGTCTGGGGTACTGTTAACAACAACATACCATTTACATTCATGGTCTGTTTCCATGTTGCCAAACACTTAAGTGGATTTTTACTGTACTGTAAGCAATCATGCGCCCACATTAAATCTACTTGCCTGGGAATAATACGTTCTTCAAAATCACCTTCAATTACTTTGATATTTGGATTAGCCGCAAGTATTTCGGGATCTATATTTTTAATATTTTTATCAACTGCATATACTACATAATTACGTGGTTCTGGTGGATCGTCACGAGTCATTAACGTTGCCCACCATTCTGTATCTAACCCAAATCCGCAGCCCATATCAGCTACAACACTGATATTGTCCAGGAAACTGTCATACCCGTATACAGTCTCTAGTACTTCTAAACTGTGCCGATAACTATCATGTATAGTTTTAAATAGTGCCATTGTTTAATATATCCAGTACTACTGTTTCTTTAAATTTTTTAAGTCGAGGCTCAAGTTGATGGCAAGCCTCTGCAATCTCATGATCACTACCCCAAGCACGTTGTGTATGCAAATGATTGGCCCACGTTGCACAACTTTCTTTAGCAATCTCAACATCTAATGCATTATGATAAGGTCGTGCACGGCAACATGCCGCGTACTCATCTAGCATCTCATCTGCACGAGCTTTCCAATCTATCATACTACTATATCCTCCATGCCCGCGGTTCTTAATCTAACCACGTGCCCTAACATAAAGTTTTTGCTTTCTACACCCTTCATTACACCAAGCCACTTGTTTCGTAGTAATGCAACTTCGTTAATTATAGTTTCCATGTCAATTACTTCATCTTCGGCTTCGGCATACTTTTCAGCATCTCTACTAGTAAGTGCACGTTGATACGCTTCAAGATATTTCTTGTAATGCTTTTGACGAATTTTACGTAACTGTATATTTAAGAATTCTAGTACTGCTTCAATTTCTTGTAGTTGGTTAAAACGTTGTTCTGTTATGCCGGGTAAATTACTCAATGCACGTTCAACATTGCCTGCAATTTTCAATTCTGTTTTTGCAACTGTTAGTTCAGCTTCATAATAATCAATGAAACTGGGGATAACACTTAAGTCAGCTACTATTCGATTGTAAAACATTATTAAATATTATTTTGGATAAAAAAATTGTCAATTTCTGGAAAAACATTTTTCCAATTTGTTTTTCGGCGTGTGTCGATTTCGTCTAATGTGCATTTTAATTTATTAAGCATGGGTATGTCAATTTTCCCGGCATTTATTAATTTTGAAATACCAACTAATCTTTTTTTTGCTTCATTATCCCATTCAGTTGTAATAGGATATGTTTCAACTAAATTATCCAATATATCTTTGTATAGTGATCCGCCAAATATCGTCGGATCATATATTTCAGTTCTAGCACTATCAACCATATGGTATGATTGTGTTATTTTTGGATTGATTCTTTTATATTCAGTGATTTTGTATTGTAGTTCTTGCAATGAAAAAAGTGATAAGCATGTAATAACATGATGAACATTTATATATAGCCATTTATGTTGAATTAAGTATTCAAAATTACGTTGCCATGAAGTTAGATCAAGACCGAATCTTATAAATTCTGCTGCCGGTCCCCAATTGTCTAAACTGCAATTTATATCAACACGTTTAATTTTTCTTTTTAACAATAAATTTTTAGCGCGGTCAACAAACTTTTTTACAATTTCTAGACTAGAATTTAGATTTGTGTTGATAGACAATTCCAATTCTGGATGGACTCTAGACTCTAAAAAATCTAAAAATTTCCATAAATCTTTTTGTAACAACGGCTCGCCGCCTTGGATTGATAACCTATTAATTTTTAAATAATTTTCATCAAGCCATTGTATATATAATTCTAAGTATTTGCTTTGATTTGTAGACGGCGTTAAGTATTCAAATCCAACTAAACTTGTGCCATACTTTTTTAACTCGTCGTTTATTTTAGAACTAAATTCAGGACGGCAATACACACAAGCTAGATCACATGTATTGTTTAAGTAAACTTCTGTAATTCTTGGAACTACTCGTTGATCTCCATCTGGATCAAAATCTACTGGAGTTAGACCGGGAATATTATTGTGATATGTTCTGTCGCTGGCGCCCCCGGCATCTTCTATGTTTTTACAATACTCACAACCCTTGCCACCAACAGGCCATTTACCTTCTAACATTAGACGGCGATCATCTAACACTGATGGCATGTTATGAAAATTATCAAAATTTTCTACACTCACATAAGAAGGAGTAACTCGATGGCAACTGGAAGACATTCCATTAAAGAGTCGGAATGTATTCCATGACCATTTGTAAACACATGCTGATTCGTTTTCGATGGGGAAAACTTTATTATTCATCCCATTCGCCGTCATCGTCCTCATCATGCTCAATTGAATACTCTTTGAGGGCTTTCTTTAAATTACTATCAGTGCCCCCAAATTCTTGTAAGTCGATATCGTTCAACATATCAACTACAACACTCATAACATTGTCAGCAGCTTCCTGCCGATCTTTTTGTGGTATATATTGTTTTAGGATAGTGTAAACTTCACCTAACACTTCTACTTCAATACTCATTCTGCAGTTTCCTCTTCAGGTTGTGGAGCAGTATTCACACGGTGTGGGTTTGCAGTAATATCTGCCATCACTCGATCCAGTGATTCGTTTTCATTGCGTTCCCAGGCTTTACGGAATTGTTTGATGACCGTGCCATCTGCTAGTGTATATTTAAGACTATTGCCTTCTTTGGCCAACAAACCTTTGCCCTCAATCAAGTCAACCATGCCTGAGTAAGGATTCATACCTGTTTCGTAAGGAATCTTAACTTGCACTGATTCAAAAGGCTTAGCGTAACGTGTTTTCATAATCTTACAAGCAGCACGAATACCTTTTACTTCTGAAATCTTGTTGCCATCTTCGTCTTCTTTCAACTTTAACTTACGCATAGCTACAACAATAGAACTAGCATAGATAAAGCCTTGACCACCTGAGATCTTATCATCGGGGTCGAACATGTCTTGGCTTGCGTATGTGTGATTAGTTGCCACCAAACCCAAATTCAAATCGCCAAACATATTAACACAGTTACGAACTAGCGCAGTGAGTGCCTTAGGTTTACGACCCATGTCGCCTTTTAAATCTCCGGCTTCAAACTGATTTACATCAGTAGGAGTCAACAACATACCCAAACTGTCAAGCACAAACAATACTTTGGGACGCTGGTCTTCGGGCATTACTTTATACTCTTTAACAAACTCACTAATCATTTTAGCAACATCATCAATCATAGCCATGTTTAACTTGAGTAATTTGTCTTCGCTGGTGTCAACACCAAGAGCGTGTAGCCATGCTTCATCTAGTGCGTTTTCCGTATCAACCAAGATAGGATAAATGCCTTGTGCTTGTGCATTTTTAATTAAGTTTCCACTACAGATAAATGATTTACCTGCACCAGATTCGCCGGCAAATACTGTGACCTTGCCCATAGGAATACCTTTATGGAAGTCTCCACTGATAAGATAGTTTAATGCATAGTTGTTGGTACTGATCCAGTCGGTGGGATCGTTAAAGCCCACGCTGATACCGTCGATACTTTTTGTAATTGATTTTCTAAATTTGCTTACGTCGAATGGTTTTGCCATAATAATTATTCTTTCATTGAAGGTAGAAGTAGGGGAACCGTAACCCCCTACTAGACACAAGCACAGATTTACTGTGTTTTACGGTTTCTAATCATAGCCAAAATGTCTTCAGCACGTTGACTAGATGGTTTGGCTGCTGGTGCTGACACGGGCGCAGTTGCTTCTGCTGGCTCGTCTGCTTCAAATGGTACATCATCGTCGGCAGTAACAATTGTTGGCTTTGCTACAGGAACTGCTTTAGCAACAGGTGCTTCGTCACCAGTGGAACCTTCTACACCTTTAAAGCCACTTGGCTTGTAATAGTTAGCCCAACGATCTGGATCGTACGGTTGTCCATCTACACTTGCTTCGAACATTTCCTTGATAATTTTCAATTCAACATCTGTAGGTCTCTTGGGCAAAAAGTCTTGCAAATTGTATAAACCATACTGCTCAATTGCGGCAGCTTCGTCTGCATTTAGTGCGGTTTCTTTA